TGTCTATCCACATTTGGATTGGCTTTAGCCATATTCAACGATCTCTGAAAGGATGCTATATTATATATCATCCATAAGATCTCTTCGCTATGGTCTCCCATAAACGAAGCTAAGCACATAGAGAGAAATTGATTATTAAAATCATTCTCGCTATAAATCTCATGTAATGTCTGAATAATTTCAGCATTCTTGTAAAGTAGGAGCATAACCTTATGGTTACTATCAATATTATCCAATCTCATCCGCTGAGCGGGTGTGAATATCGTTGCAAGGGCTTGATCATATTGATCATACTCTAATCTGCTACGATGGTTATCACCTAATAATGTAAAGGCGAGACCAGAATTTAATAGAGATACGAATAATGCGTACCTTACTCTGTTCAAGTACTGCTCTGGACGTTCCAGTCGGTCATAGAACTTATCTAAGAACGGAAGTTCTCCGCATCTTATCAAATTCCTATAATCTTCCTGTTTCGATTCAGGCAAGGTTGCTAACTGCACATCGAGTAGCTTATTTGCTAAGCTATCATCTCTGTCAGCTCGCCATATTGATACGGCTAGCTTATCATCAAAGCTTTGACAATACCTCATTGCTAATCTAAAAGGTACTGGTGAGAATAACTTACCATTACGATACGTTACTTTGGCAAAATCTAATTTTGCCTCTTCACTCCATTGATGAGCAGATTCGGACTTATCATAGTTTATCTTGAATCCGGCATATGATCGGCATTTACTAAAATGAACCATTTCCAACTCGGATCTGGTGATTCCACATTCATCGGTGAACATTTCCTCTTCATCGAAGTAATTCCTCTCCGGATCTATAGTATTATAGACCGCGTCGTCTCCAAGGACTACATAAAAGTCACTTGCACGTTTATGAGTCATACCAAACTCTTTCATATCCATAAGGAAAAGAAAGTGATGACAGAGAGCGAATATAAGAAAGCTCGCTAACAACCCTTGAGGCTGCCCTGTTTCTTGATGGTAGATCTCTTTAGTTCCATCTGCATGACAAAATTCTTTGTCAAGCTGTGATACATAGTCCCAGAAGTCTGCAACTTCAGGACCGTGAAATACGAATTCAAGGATTCTATGAGTGAATCTTTGATCTACTGTATCGGTTGCATTAGAAAAATCTGTGCAATATATACCGATCTTTTCAGTATTAGGATACTGAAAGTACCACTCACGAGTAAGTCGTTGAAGAAATGACCTACCTTTATCCTGATTCTTAGTACAATCGCTAGGAATCTTAGAAACCATAGACATCAATCTACGATGTATCCAATTACACCTATCTTGCAGAGGATTATCTGCAATGTGTATTATCCTAGGTTTAAACTTTCCTGGATTGTTTATGCCAATAGTTTTAATAGAGACTTTAGGTAAATCCTCAGTTTCTACTTTATACTTTGACTCATAATGAATGAGTGCATCAAATTGAGCAACTCTTGGATCATTCTGATGAATATCCACCTCAAACGCGCTGGATTGAAGGCTGTATCTTTCGCCAGTATATGCTGACTGTCCTGTTCCCTTCATGGAATAGTAGTAATCCCTATCTGGGTCAAATTCAGACTGCAGAAAATACTTGCTTCCAAAGAGAGCATCATGCATCTCTTTAGCGTACTCCAATTTACCGTTAATGACGTCTTTAAAGACTTCGGTGAGCAAATTGTCGTAATACTGATATAAATCAGTGTTATATGGAATGTGAGGAGCTTTGAGCATATTCAGAGCATCCATAAGATACTCTTCTCGGGATTCCCCAGAAGGATTCATTAACTCATATATATGACAACAAGTCAATATATCTGTGAAAACCGTATAGTAAGCATCTAACTTACTTATCTCAACTCCATAATAGCTAATCAGCAAGTTAGCCATTTGTATTATCGACATTGCAATGTATTTATACTCTGCAACTTTAAACGACACCTTCTGAACTATTGCTTCTTCAGACTGGTCATTCATATAAATCATACAGAATTTATGATTGCAATAC